GCTGCTGTTGGTGCTTTGTATCAAGTAGGCTCAGTAATTACTTTAGGGGCTATGGGTGCTAACGATTACGGCTATACCAAATTTATGCAAGACCCTTTAAACGCTATGATGACTAATATCTTCCCTCCGTTAAGTGCTACGTTACCTGCCGCTGTCTTAAAAGATATGGGTGAAGCAGCAACTAAAGGAGACCCACTACCAGATGAAACAATATATGCTCTTCCAGTAGTGGGTAAGACCCTTAAAGGTGTGTTTGACTAAATCTCGCAGTTGTTACCAGTACAGGCTAACGTCTGTGATCCTTCAGTCATATCAGAGTTTTCAGAGATGTTCCAATCAATAGTCTCTGGAAACTCTGCCTTCAACGTCTCATAAGTTTCCTCATCAATAGGCTCATAAGGTGCTTGCTGATATGTGTGTTCACTGTACGGCAAGAACGACACACCACTGATCTTATCGAACTTGTTGTACAACCACTGACCTACCTCAAGAAACTCATCGTCCCTGTAGTAACAGGTCATTGACGGTTTGTGTTCACACCAGAAGTCCTGATAAATCTCCCACAGTTCTAACTGTTCCATAGCACCCATCTCAGAGGCCACCACAGCCCCGTCAGGGGACTTTATAGGGAAGCTGAATACCTTGGTACTGGGTGACATTACATCGTCCTCTACAGGGATTCCTGCGGCCTCAAGGACTGTACACAGTGGGTCTCTTGCATCTGCTCGTACTCGTCTGATGTACTGTTGTGCGTATCGTGGATGTATACCGCTAGCAGAATCAACCAGTTGAGACACAGTACCGCTAGGCTTAACGGCGGTAATAGCAGTAGAAATATTAATAGACAGTCGGTCAGCCCATGATTTATTCGTTCCGATAGCCTCTTCACGTAACTCAGTAAGCCATGTTTTGAGGACACCTTTATCTCTCCTTCCCGATAGAGTCGGGTGATCCATAATGCCTGTTAGTGATACACCAAGCAGTGCTTCTTCCTCAGTGTTGTTCTTCCAAACCTTACGCAGGTAACGGAAGTCTGTCAGGGTAGCCTGTAAAGTTCCAAGGATAGTCGCAACACGTACTTTTCGTTTAAGGTCTGACAACGTATCGGTTGCCCTGACAACAACTTCCGATAGATTGCAGAATTGGTAAGGTCGGAGGATAATTTCGCTACACGGATTAGTTCCAAAATCATAGGTAGCATCTCGTCGCTCGTTCTTTGCAGCTTGCTTTTGACTTGCGACTCTAGAGAACATACCTCGTTCTCCGGAGCGTGACTCGTATAAACTTTTCCACTCATTTAGGAATGCCTCAAAGTCTGGCTTCTCTGTGTAACATGCGCTGTTGTTGGCTAGGCCACGCTGAGGATTGTCTTGCCACCACTGGCCTGACTTGCATCGTCGGAGTCTATCGTCAGTGAGGTTAGACAAACTGATGAGAGCACTTCTGCGAACGCCCCCGACAACGACGATCTGTGCAATCTTACAGCACAAATCGTGACATTCGATTGAGGAGAGCTTACGTCCATGAGCTTCCCGAAAGACGTCAACGGTGAAGTTAAACAGATCGACAAGAGGTTCTGGACCAGATGCTCTACCGCCGAAGGTCTTAAGGGCTGCGCCTGCAGATCGTACTCCAGATACGTCCCACTTTGGAAGCTGACCCGAATAGAGCAAGCTAATAAGTTCTCTGTATGCTTTAGCCCAGCCAATTTTAGAGTCGGCGACGTGTATAACGGTATCGGTGTCATGAAATTCCTCCGCTACTTCAGGTAGCTTTGATACGTATTGACGTTCAACGCTGAAACCTACGCCTGTACCGCACATTAGGACGTACATCATTTCGTCAAACGCTTTGGGGTGATCGATAGGCATGTAACTACAGTTGAAGCCAGCAACATTATCACGGTCTAGTGCTTCACCAGCAGTCATCAAAGCCCTCATACTAGGCATAACATCTAAGCTATGAATGTCTGAAAAGATACCATTGGCTTCTTCAAGAGTGAGCTTACCCTTCTCAACCCAGAAGTTTAGGTACCTGTCGATTGTTTCTTCCCAAGTCTCACGCCGTTGCTCGTCTGGTAGGTAACGTGCGTAGCGGGACTTGTGAATGTATTGTTGATATGCGTCCATTAATTTTCCTCTTCAAAATATCGTTTACAAAACACTTCTGTTACTTCCTCTTCTACACAAATCAAAGAACCGTACATGGGTATACATCTTTCTTTTACAATCGTGTATGAACCGTATTCAGCACAGATCCTTGTGTCAGGCTCAGTAACGCAGCCTGCTAGAAGCAATAACGGAAGTAGTTTCTTCACTCGTTTAGTTCCTTAATTAATCTATCAATGTACCATCGACACTTGCGTAAGTCTTCGATGGGTTTGCCTTTGTAATCATACCGCCACAGATACTTCAGTGCGTTGCCTTTCAGATAACCACGAAACTCATTGGCTGGCATGGAAGCCTTGATAGCTTCGATAGCCTCAATAGCACCTTTGTTGTAGTGATCAGGTTGCTCCACTGGGTCTACCTTCTTTGCCTTCCTGATAGAAAGATTGTTCAATGCTCTTACTGTATCCCAATCTTCTGGAGTTGCGTTGTCAATACTCATCCGTACTTTCTCCTTAAATAGTTCATGCTGATCGGTAACTCATCAAAGGAACCGTCGTCTACTTCGTTGAGCATCCATATCCCAGACCAGCTACCGTTTGTTTGAGGGTTTAAGTAGTCCTCATCATGGTTGTAATAGATACCAGCAAACAAACCAGTGATGTTAGTACCGTCTGCTTTACGTGCATAAGCTATGTCTCTGTCTTGCACGTGTCCCATAATGCATGACATGAACTTCTTTTGCAACATCAACTTTGCACACGTTACTGGCCTACCCATGACGCCACTAGTAAAGTAGTGACAGTAAGCGATACCATCAATGATGATTGGCTCAAGGAACGGTACAACTTCCCAACCGGTTTCGTCCAATAAGAAATGATCATAGCTCATCAGTCCTTCTAGTTTAGGGTCGGCTTCAATAGCACGTTCGATACGCTGTTCATGGTTGCCTAACAAGAATACCATCCGTGGTGTCCATGTCTTCTTTTTGTTACTACGCAATCGCTCCTGTTCTTTGTGGATAGGTAACATGAATTGATTCATAGCTTCGATGCCAGCTTCAATGTCAAGTGTATACCGCCGTCCCTCAAAGGACTTCTTACCTACGTCATAGCTACTGAGACTTGGCATGTCCCAGTGATCCCCCAGATGAATGATGACGTCAGGCTTTGTAGCGGCTGCGTATTTACCAGCCCAGTACAGATGCTGGTTAGGCAGTCCCGGTTTTACTTGAGTATCAGGTATTACTAGGTGTCTAGTCATTGCTTTTTACTCCATCCGACAGGACAGGTTTCTGGTGTGTACCATGTGAATCCCTGTTTGTCTGCCCATTCTTGCATGGTGTATCTTGTCCCGTCACTTCTACGTCTTGCTCCGGGCATAGCTGTTCTTGGGTTTTGGAAGACGAAGACCAACGTCTCCTTCTCGCCAAGGCATCGGCTAATATCAACATACTTCTTCGCTTCTGCTCTGTCACGGAACCTCCCCTTAGCTTCAATATATATAGTGTAATCACCACTGTAATATACAAAGTCAGGCTCATACGTTTTAACCTGAGTGTACGTTAGCTTGTTAACATGGTACTCGCATCTCTTGAACTTCTGGTGAAGATCATACTCGAACCAGCTATCATAACCTTTCGGTACGTTACGTCTCGTTCTCTTCACTTGGTCTTTCCCATGTTTGATTAGGTTCACGACGTAGCCAAAGCAGCCTAGCGTTCTCAATGACACGCTCTTCAGACTCTAACAACTCAACGCACTTGTTGAACATCTCTATCTCTGACAGTCCTTCAAGAAGCTTCTGAGACTTCTTATCCCCGATACCATACACACCGACAATGTTATCAGCTTTGTCACCCATGATGATCTGACGATAAAAAAATAACAGACCTTCCTCTTCGTTAACAGAAGACAGTTCACGTTTGTTGAAGTTGTAGTGCTTGCACGGTACTTGTTGAAAGTCCTTGTCGAGACTAACAATGATGCTGTCAGGGATGGCGGTAGCGTCGATAGCAATCAAGTCATCTGCTTCCTCATCTTCTGATACAACAGCATTCCAGTCTTCGATCAGGTACTTGCGTATAGCTTCCAAGTGTACAGGCTTTTCTTTGTCCTTACGATTACCCTTGTAAGGCGCAGTAACAGCTATGTCATTACGAAAGTTACCCTTACCTGTTAGGTAGACACGGTAGTCTGGTTCGCCGTCTATCATAGTGTATAGATCGCTTACCATATCAGACAAGAAACTGCCCGTAGTATAACAGGCAGTCTTGACTGACTCATCATTGCACTTGAATGCACAACGATAAGCCACAATGTCACCATCAATCAGGATCACAACGCTTCCGCTTCAGATACTGAGTTGTCAGCGTATTCGATCAAGTTAGTAACCTTCATCTTGATCATGGATGGTGAGCGTCCTGTACCAACAGACCAGTCATAGTATCCTACAACAGCGATAGCTTCAGATCCGTTAGCGATAAGAACATCTTCAGGAATCTCAACACCGTTCTCATCCGTTAGACGCATAGGGTTGTTGCTCTTCATGGTGATAAAGAAGCCACGGTCATCGCCTTTGTTGCTAGGTGCAATACCCATCTCTTCAATGGCCTCAACAGCTTTCTCGCTGAGGTTTCCAAGCTGCACTTGATACTTGTTACTGTACTTGTTGAGCTTGTTACGCTCACACCAGTAGACGGTACCGCGTACAGTGATGGGTGGTAGTTTGTTTGCAGACATAAGTTTCTCCTTAATGAGTTTCTGCCCAATTGTTGCCTACTCTATATTCGCCGTCTAATGGACACCGTAGGCTGAGTGTCTCTCCGGCAAGCCTGATAGCACGTACACCCATACGTCCAACCGTATCAGCGTAGTGTGCTGGTGTTTCTATTTGCCATTCGTCATGGACGTTAGCAACAAATTTGTGTGGTATGTTTCGTAGCTTATCAGCTAAGTGTACCAGAGCTTCTTTCATAACGATAGCTCCAGCACCTTGAAGTAATGTATTCAGCGCGGCGTGTTCTGATCTGACTCTGAGCTTTCGTCCGTCGAGTCCAACAAGGACGCCCGATGCAGCCTGTCCGTGAGTATCTCTTCTAACTCTTTCAAGAGACGGCGTGTTAGAAAGAAATGTTTCTTTAAGTCTGCGTCCAGTAACGCTATTTCCTCCAACGATAGCTCCGATCTTAGCA